CGGTCGGAAAAACAAGAGAATTTGCCGAGGCCGGCCGAGACCGATTTGGACGTAGTGTTGAACAGGCCACTGATGCGCGTGTGAAAAATGCACTAAATAGTGCAGGAAAAGCAAAGGAAAGAGCCCGTCAGTTTGGACGTTCGTTTGGAAATCCTTTCGGATTTTAATTTTGAATAATTTATGAGGAAAAATTATGTTACCAAGAATTGATACACCAACATATGAAATTACATTACCATCTACAGGTAAAAAAACAAGATTTAGGCCGTTTTTAGTAAAAGAAGAAAAAATTCTTCTAATGGCACAGCAAGGAGAAGATTTAGACGAAAAAATAAATGCAATTAAACAAATTATCAGAAATTGTTTAATTGAAGATATTGATATAGACGCACTGGCAACATTCGATATCGAATATTTGTTTGTCAACTTGAGATCAAAATCAGTAGGAAATATTATCAACTTAACATATAAAAGAAAAGAGTGTCCAAACAAAGACGATGGCGCAGGGGATTGTGACTTGCCTTTTACGATGGATCTGGAAAATGTTAAAGTAGAAGAAACTGATCAGGGTCATAATACCAATGTTCAAATAACCGATAGAATTTCTATTGTAATGAAATATCCAGATTTTAATGTGCTGAATAAAATTCTATTATCTGAAAATTATGATGATATCGTAGAAGTTATCGCAACATGTATTGAATATATAACCGAAGATAATGAGGTACTAAATGCGAGCGACTACACTATAGAAGAGATTATAGAATTTATTGAAAACTTGACACAAACCCAATTCGCATCAATAAATGATTTTTTTGAAACTATGCCAGAAACAAACTGTGTAGTTAATATACGATGCAGACAATGCGAGTTTAAAAAAGAAATGAAAGTGAGTGGTGTGGCTGATTTTTTTTCCTAACTTTAAATCATGAATCCCTAGTTAGTTTGTATAGGAACAATTTCGCACTAATGCAACACCATAAATATAGTTTAAGTGAGTTGGAAAATATGATTCCGTGGGAACGGGAAGTATATTTAAATTTATTGGTTGGTTATATAAAAGAAGAAGAACAAAGACGAGCACAAAATCAATAAAGGACCATAAAAAATGGCACCAAAAAATTTAGAAGAAAATAGCAAGTACGCATACCTCGACAAAGACGGGGATGGAACGGTCAGTGATGAGGAAATGGCAATGGAAAGACAGATGATTGAATTAGAAGATCTACGCAGTGATATGGAAAATGAAGATAAAAAACAAGACGCACAAAGGGCGATGGCCTGGTTTGCATTATTTGGAATGCTCTTATATCCGTTCGCAGTCGTAATTGCAGTGTTTATTGGGTTAGACAAGGCCGCCAGTATTCTGGGAGATATGGCACCAACATATTTCGTATCAGTCGCGGCAATCGTTGCTGCGTTCTACGCAAAAGAAGTAATGGTAAAAAAATAAATGGCAGATCTCGAATCAGTAACCGCAACACTACAAAGACAAAATGAAGAGGCACTGGCGGCATCGTTAGAAAACGCAAGCGCCGTGTTGCAATCAGCTGGGGCGAGGACTGCATTTGAAGAACTAACAAATATCATCGAAAGTCAAGAAGAAAAAACTGTCGATGAATATAAGAAAACCCAACAACGTGTCGCGGCACTACAAAAGTCTATCAAAAATCTCGAAGGATTGTCAAGAGCAGAAAGCGCAGCACTTACCCAAACCATGAAAGACGCGCAAAATAGTCTTAATCAAAATGCAAACTTTAAGGCGACTGTTGGAAATGTAGTCAAGGATAGTGCTAAAGGTGCCGCTGCGGGTTTAGGAAATCTAGTAAGTGGTGCTCTGTCTCAGAGTCCGATTCTTGCATTTGGGGCAGGTTTTATAAGCGAAAGAGTTTCACAATTCAAAGAACGTAAGGCGGCGCAAAAGGCCGAAGAAGAAGAACGAAACGACAGACTTGCCGCCGAAGAACAAAAAGAACAAAAAGAAATGGGTCTTTTGCGCGAAACCATTTCGAATGAAGATGCAGTACGGGCCTCAAATAAAAATATGGAAGAAATCCAACGGGATGCCGCCATGCAGGGGGTATCTGAACAAGAATTGATAGATCAAGAAAAAGACCGAATTATCAGAAGGGCACAGGCAGATAAAGACGCAGCAGATAAAGAAGAAGCCGCTCGTAAAAATTTAGAAAAGATAGCGGAAAGATATGGAATATCTATATCCGATGAAGAAAATTCACAACCCGCACCTAGTCCTGCACCCCAAAATAATATAACAACAGAACCTAATCAAGATATACCAACCACTTCTGAAGAATCTGAAACTTCTGCCGAAGCGCCTACCAGAAGAGGTCGTGGTCCAGATTTGCAACCAAGGGCGAGACGTGATACCGGCGGAAATGAAAACATTTCAACGCAAACAGAAAGCACGGCCGACACAGTACAACCACAAGGCGATCTCGCATCAGAACCCACAGTATCACAACTCACCGACACACAACTAGAATTTCAACCTTTCCTCGAAAAAATTTATGATGAGATGGTATGGCAAAGAGAAAATGCAGACAACCCCAATTCTTTAGAAATCGAAGAAGCAAGAGAATTGCGTCGAGAAAGAAAGAAGAGACTTGATATCGAAAGGGCCCAACTTAAAGCCATGCAAGAAGGTGACGGCAGCGGCAGCGGAACGGGCGGCGGCGGTAATGAAGGTGGAATACTAGATACTCTTGGAGATATGGGTGGTTTGGTAGGCCTTGCGGGAGGTGGTGCCGGACTTCTAGGAATGTTTGGATTGGGAAAAAATGGATTCTTAACAAAAGGATTAAAAAGCGTCACTGGTAAATTTGGTAAGTTCGGTGGAAAGATTGGAAAACTAGGTGCAGTAGTTGCAGGGGCGGGTGCAGCCATTGGTGGATTATCAACTCTTTTCCCAGATTTGAAATTCCCCAAATTTAATACACCAGATGTACCAGATGTCAATGTCAATGCCAATGAAATGGATGGCGATGGTAAAAGAACTGGTGGTAGTCAAGATAACATAGAGGCACCGAAAGGTACTGATACAGGGAAGTTACAAACCGATGCAAACATAAAGGCAAATACCGGCGAAATGGATGGTGATGGTAAAAGAACTGGCGGCACTCAAGATAATATAGAGGCACCAAAAGGTACTGATACAGGGAAGTTACAAACCGATGCAAACATAAAGGCAAATACCGGCGAAATGGATGGCGATGGTAAAAGAACTGGTGGTAGTCAAGATAACATAGAGGCACCGAAAGGTACTGATATACAGAAGTTACAAGCCGATGTAGATAAAAAGGCAAATATTGGTGAATTTGACGGTGATGGTAAAAGAACTGGTGGTAGTCAAGATAACATAGAGGCACCGAAAGGTACTGATACAGGGAAGTTACAAATACAAGAAAATGTAAGACTTGAAAAAGAACGTGTTGAAAAACTGAAAAGGGCGCAGGCAGAAGGTGAGGCACGGAAGGCCGTGGCAGATAAAAAATTAAATAATGCAAAAAATGCAGCAAGAGAAGCAGAGGTGGATGCAGTAAAGAAGGCCAAGGCTAAGAGATTGGCACTAGACCAAGAAAAACTCACTTCTCAAATGCAGACAGATGCAGATGCAGAACTCAAAAGAGTTGAGGCAGAAGCAGAAAAGAAAAGAGTGGCCGCAGAGGCAGAGGCTCAAAAGATTCGAGATGCGGAAACTGCCGAAGCGGAAAGAAAACAACTTCAAGCAGAAGCAGATGCTGAGAAAAAACGCATTGATTTAGAAAATGCTGAGAAAAAACGTATTGAATTGGAAACGAAAAAAGAAGTCGAAAGATTCAACAAAAAGAATAATGTTATAGATTTTCCAGATGCAAAACCTATAAGTGTACCAGTACCCGATAATGCAAACATAAAACCAAATACAAACATGCCTGTGAAGAAACCGCCGGCGGCGGCTGTACCCAGAGGCAGAACCACAGGCGGTGGACTTGCCAAGGCGAAAGATATGATAGGGGCCAAAACTGCTGGCGCTGTTGGAGCCATCTCCGAAGTCATAAAAGTTCCGGATGCGGCCAAGAGTGTTATGGCAACAGGAAAAGATATCGCACAAAAGAAAATGAAAGGTATTTTGGGGAAAAACTTTACTAAGATGGCAACAAAGTTAGTGCCTGGACTTGGAATCCTTACAGGCCTAGGGTTTGCCGCTAGCAGACTTTGGGATGGAGATTATGCTGGTGCCGCTGCAGAAGGTGTTGGAGTATTTTTACCTAGCGTATCAGGAGCAGGTATTGACGTTGCACTAATGGCAAGAGATTCATATAATGATTATTATAAAACGCCAGGCAATGACTTTCCGTTAGATGATGATCTTGCAAATAATCCTGAGCAAGCACAGGCACGACTCGATGAAATTACTGCAATGGCCAAAGATATGATTTTAGGTGCAGAGAAACAAGTACAGGACTTTAACGCAGAAGAATACAAAAGACAAGTCGCAGAACTAGAAGGTCAAATTGCGGCAGATACAGAAATTGCAGAAAACAAAGACTTTGCGTGGTATGAAAGTAACAAACCACGACAGGCAAGAAGAAGAATCGAACAGAATGAGAAAAAACTGGAAGAACTGAAAAAAACCAATCCAGCGGCAACAATGTCGCCTGTTCCTTCACAATCGCCCGACAGGGGAGATGGAATGTCATCCACACTGCCGTCAAAACCTACGGTCGCGCCAGTAGATGAAACCTCTAACATATCGGAGGCAAGACAAAGAGATTTGGATCTCTTTGATGCAGATGGTGATGGAAAATTAAATAAGTATGAAAGAAGACAAAGAAAACTAGCAAGACAAACCGGAGCACAAAATGTAAGTGGTAGTGCCTCAATTCAAGCGAAAAACGAAGTCGCAAACATGATGGGGAAAAATGCATTAGACAGTTCTGCGGGGGCAGTTACAAAGAATGTTGTTGTTGCACCCACTTCAAATAGTACTGTTGTAAATAATAGTTCAGTACAACAACTTGGAAAAAATAGGGCACAAGTAAGAAACCCCGACCAATCTGCTAATAATGTCGGGGCTGGTGTGGGTAGTTTTTAATTCATATTTGTTGGAGAATACTGTTCCCCATTATATGCAGGATAAGTATTCTTCTCAACTCCCGCATTACAACCTAAAACAACTACTGCCAGAAATAGACACGAATACAAGGTCACACGTTTTAACCACACCATAAACCCATCAAAATTAATTTCTGCTTGTTTCTGCGCCTGCTCTCTTATTTCATTACTCATTTTTTGAAATCTTCTCTAATTTCAGTCAATTCCATCATAAGTTTTTTCGACTCGGCATAATATCCTTGTCGTGACAATTCTGCAGCTGCGCGGGCGTACCCCACTGCAAGAAAGAATCTTTCAAACCCCTTCCAGAATGTCGAAAAGATATTGGTTTTAAATGCGGGACTTTCTCCGACTGTTTCCATATAAGTTTGTGCCATTATACCCAACCTCTTAAATTGGTATTGTGATTGGGGTGACGAACTGGCGATGCACCGAATTGTGTCTTACGTGCCATGTCCAACAAAACCATGTCATAACCTTCCTGACCTAAACGTCTGATATCGCCTCTGGTGATACCAATGTCTTGCAGATCATGTGCAGACAGTTTGCTGAGTTCGTTAATTGTGTCTCTGCGAGCCTTTCTGGCCGCTGCGCGGGATGACCATTCCCGATATAGGTCGATTGTTACTTGCAACATACGTTTTCCTTCCGAATATGTGTGTGTATTACATTTTTATTTAGTGAGAAATGTCCAAAAAACACCCTGCTTACATGTCATTGTCGGTATGCGTTTTTTGCATAACTCGGTGGTAGAATTGGAAAAGGACGCCCCATAGGGCGTCCTTCGTTTCATTTTACGTTTCATATTTTGAAACGATTAATCCAAATATTATGTTTCTTCTGCCAACCGTGAAAAGTATGACAAATCATCTTCGTCATCGTTAGATGACACTGGCTCTGGCGTAGGACTTTCTTTAAAAGAAGGTTTACTAAATGCAGGTGGCGCTGCGGGTGGTGCTTCGCGCACGTCATAGTCTGCATTAGTAGATGGGGCGGTTACACCCAAAACGCGATCAAGCCGTTCCTTGAGTTGCTCATAGGTTTTAAAGTTGTTTGGATTTACAAACTCTTCCAATGAATGTTGTTGTCCATAAATTCCTTCTAATACGGAATCATCATCCGACAAAGCGCTTGTTTTGTCAAACTCAGATTTATCATAGTTGCCATAACCATCGACAGTACGATATTTGAGTTTAAAGTTTGCACCATTCCAAAAATCAAATGGATTGATTGGCTCCTCATCTTCAAACTGTGGACGCATAATGTCGTTCAGTTTATCGAAGATTTTTTTACCAAACGAATAAAGGAATACCTTACCATCGTTATCTGAGTTTGCGGGATCTTTGACAACATAAATGTTTGCAATATATTTCAATTTACGTTTACGATCCCGAGCGAGATTCTGGTTATCTTGCGAACCAGTACCCCACAGTTCACCATTACTTTCACAAACCGGACATGGTTTGCCAATAGTGGTTGGGCAGTTATCAATTAACCAACCGCCTGGGCCTTTGAAACCGTGATTGAAAACACGGACCCACGGCAAATCTTCACCTTCTGTTGGAGGCAGAAACCGAATAACCGCATAACTGTTGCCAGTTTTGTCGATAGTGGGTTTCCACATACGATCATCTTGTGATGATGAATTAGATTGTGGGGATTGTGTTTTCTCCAACTCTTCAGCCAGACGGGTGAAGTTGTTGCGATTCTTTTTGAGTGTTGCAAAAGACATAATGTCCTCCTTTATATGCGTTATATGTTTTGTATCTTGTTTTTTCAGTATACACTATATCTGCGTGTGTGTCAATAAGCAAACTAAATAAATTTGCCATAATTATCATAATAATCCTCAATCAAAAGGGACTTAACGACCCCAACATAATATTCAACATCCACCGTCAGAAACGATGAATAATCTTTTACCTTCTTTATATAAATTGGCCAATAAGTAGTATCATTGATTCTCACATTATCGACAAAATTAAATATCATATTAAATATGACTAAAGTTTCAAAACAGATTTCTCCATTTTTTTCCATCTGCACTATCAATGGGTAGTCGCCCTCTATAGATCTAAAAAGATCATTGAATTCTATTCCCCTTTCAGTACCCATCATAAACAATTTTTCGCTATCATTTGTAAAGAGATACTTTATACTATGCAGTCTCTTTTTCCAGTTTTTGTAAATATCTTGCGTTTCTTTATCCAAAAGATTTTTTGTCCACATGAATTCGTTTCTGGACACTGCAAGATTTCCACTTTCAGTGACATTCAAAAATACCGATAAAAGAAATTCTTCGAGAGACTTTTTATCATATCGCCTAGACAGTTCTTCAAAAGTTCTCTTGTCTTTGCGATTCTGATACGATTCCATTTTTACCCTAGAACCACCTTTATATTTGGTATAGTCATATTCTTTACTAAAATGATTTCTCATTCCAAGGTAAATCTTAAAGGCTTCAAAGTCATCTATTTTTCTACTGGACATGTATCTCATAGGGGTAATTTTTCAGTTGACTTTCTTACTAAATTAAGACCCTCCGCTTCATATTTAATTTTTTCCTTTATGAATGAACTCAACAATGGCGTTACATTCTCAATTTCCAAATTATTCTCTTCGCACAAATGAGTAATAGATTCGATATATGACATTCGCATATCGGAAACTGTATTTTCAATATCAGTACAAAATTCTTTTGAACTTTTTAATTTTAACATTCTAATTCCTTTTCAATTTACGTTGTAGCGTATATTTAAACATTATACGCTACAGCGCAATTTTTGTCAATACCTTTTATTCAGATTTCCAAATCGTCCAACCGCCGTAAAAGATTGCAACCCATGCAGCAAGTTTAACAAAAGGCGTACCGAATAAAATTAGAACTCCAATAAGAACTAATAACGCTCCATCCCAAGAAGTGCGTTCATCTTTTCTAGTCAAGATCCAATTTTTAAGTTTAGGTATCATTTTTTACTCCAAATTCCCCAAAGAATCCAAATTGCGACTAACCCCATCAGGCCTTCGCTTCCGAGTGTGCCTAACATTGCTGCAACATTAGTTACTACACTTGTTTCTGGGAAAAAAGGGATGGAACCCAATCCTAGTACTTCGACTACGATCATTAGCGCCGCGAGACTAATACCCAGTTCCGCGAGCCCTGCGGCCCATCCCTTTACTTTGTTAATAATTTCCATATTTTCTCCTTTCTGTTAAGTTTCTTTTAAAAAAATAATCGTTACTTAGTAAGTCGTGTTAGTATTTTCCGAAAAAGTTCTATTTGCCCTAGAGGCCGCAGTGGGGTTATTATTTGTCCCACGGTTATCAATAACGGAGGGGAGGCCTCCACCTATTGATTTTACCGCGGCTTTCGCAGGGTCAAACCGAAATTGATTAAATTTACCATGAATATTTTGAACAGTGGCAGTAACCGTCACATCGATAGGATTGTTATTAAACTGTTGTGGAAACACAAAGTGCATTGACTGATCAGATGTGATATTTACTTTTTGTTCGAAGGTAATGTCACCCAAATGATGGCCGCAGACAAATTTCATAGAAACATTTTCATATTCATCTTGGTTCCAGTTAGCAATTTCGGTTAGGCCAGACAACAAACCATTCGTCGTCGACTCCGTTTCTACATCGTGATTTAACCCCGGCGCAAAGGAATTTTTGTTTTCGTAAATTTCAATTGTAGCAGTCGGGTCACCTTTTACGAGCGCACCAACAAAAATAATCTTTATGTACTGAGTTTCCGTTGTTTTGTTTGTATAATATATAGTGTCGTCCATGTTTTCTAGAAGAAGATCTGGTTGACTTTCATCACTAAAGTCTATCACGCAACCCACCGTGTCACCCGAAGACACAACCGTTTTTATCTTTATTGATTTTGATTGTCCCGAAAAAACTTCAATGAGGGGTACTGTATGACCGTTTTTTACGGGAATATCAAAATCATATAATGTATATAACTTTCCGACGGTTTCACCTTCTGGGCCGAGCTCGCCCGCGCTGTTTATATGTGCCCCATCGGGAATTTCTGTTTGCTGTGGGGAAGGCCGATTATTATTTTTATAAGTACCAAGCCACAAAGATCCGACATTTCCAAAATTTGGATCGCGATCTTTTGTCCAAGGTTCATACCACATTGCCAACCTCGAGGCGACCTGCATGGACAATCTAGGGCTTATAAATTTTCTAACTTTCATCTGATTTCCTAAAACTGATTTTTATATTCTTCTACCATACCGATCAATTCAACAATGTGGTTGTCGCGTTTCGATGTGAACACTTCGGGTTCATCTTTATCTTTTATCGCAGCGATAATCACTAGACTATTTATAGGCATTTGATAACGCTCTTCAAACATAACTGCATATCCAGCCGCTTGTCTAAAATATTTTTCTAACTTACCATATTTATCACCAATCATACTTTGACGTGAAGTCTTGAAATCAATGATGGAAAGTTTATTGTCAAATTCACCAACTACATCAACAGTACCCGCGAGTCCTAAGTGATCCGAATAAAGTGGTTTTTCCTGTGCGTATATATTATTAACTCTTTCATCAAGAGTCGGTTTTATCTTCAGAAAAGTTTCTATGTCATATGGCATAGTCTTTTCATTTTTCCATTCAATGTTATTTAGGTGATCTTCAGCCATTTGGTGGACGCTCGTTCCACTTCTTGCGGCCTGAGTTGAAATTTTGTTTGCTTCTGCCTCACCTACACGTTTTCGCCATTCCATAATACCTTTTTTAGAAAACCAACCCAATACAGTCGTGATAGAGGGATACTTACCACCATCCGGTGTAAGATAAAATCGTTTGCCGTTTTCTTGTATTCTACTAAGTGAATGTGTCGGTAGGTCGACACCCATATGATTAAACATTATTTATCCTATTTTGTTTTCAAAAATCATTAATTCTTTGCCAGATCCAGTTCCATCAGATTTAATTCCATATTCTGAATTTGTTCTATTAAATATTTTATAGTTTTCAAAATGGGGAATAAATTTTTCCAGTACCAATTCTGGATGTGGACAGATACAAGTATAACTAAGTTCTGGTCGATCATGTTCCGTATATGACCATTGTACAGATTCAAATTTAAAATCTCCGCCAGCACCAGCCGTGTGTCGATATGGTAAATTGAAAATCTTTCCATCACCATTAAATATAGCCAGAATTATATTACCGCCGGTTTTAGTGATATCTATCATTTTGTCAAAAAACTTCAAAACTCTGTATAATGATTTTTGATGTGAATATCCTAACCAGAAATTTGTAACCAAATCAAATCTATCAGTAGTATCCCAAGTCAGCACATCCCCATTTATCATAGACACTCTGCTATCTTTGCAACGCGAAGTCATTGTTTCAGACAAATCAATACCAGTACGTTCAAAATTCCCAATGGCGTGAGAAAGATGATAACCAGTTCCACATGCAACATCGCACCAAAGCTTTCCATTATTTTTCTCTATGGTTCTTAATTCGAAAATAGTATCTCCTGACCATAATGATTCATTATATCTATTTTCATAAAGTGCCGAATAATCTTTATCGTCATACGGATTGGCCATGTGTGTTATACCTTCTGTTTGAATTAGTATAACACACATGAGGTAGGTTGTCAATAAGCTTTGCAAAATTACTTATTATTTATGCAATTCCCAGTTCTAGTTTATTGATTATATAATCCTTAACTAAGGCACTACGAACAATATCTTCCTTGCCAAATTCTATAAACGAAAAATCTTGCATGTTTTTGATAATTTTCATAAACTCCAAAATACCATTTTTTTTCGTCTT